GGTTTTTTGCACCTAATTAACCACTATCCTTAGTTAAGGACACTATATGTAAAACATATTTAATGTGACGTAACGTAACTTATTGACAGACGCTTGACAATACCTATAACTATGGGGGTAAGGGGGTATGTTAAACATTAATGTTAAAACAATATAAGAGTAGTTAAACAAAGATAGTTAAACAATATAAGAATAGTTGAACATAAGTCATTTAAACATTAATGTATAACATAGAGAAAGTAGTTAAATAATTATCTGTATTTCTATTGACACTGTTAAAACATTAATGTTACACTTACATCAGTTACAAACAATATAATAACTATACAACTTTTTGTAACTACGTGTGTAGGCTACCTGTGTAAGTTAAACCACAGCGTGTCTCCTCCTCCCTCCTCTATGTAGTTTGTACTTAGACTTGGTAGTCTACACACGTTGTTTTGTTGTAACTTATGTAAAGTTTTCCTTGACAATGCCAATTAAACCAGTAAAACTATATGCATCCGAAGATGTACTACACGACTTCTACGATGCGTTAGCTAACAATGATGCTCGTGCTATAAGGAAGGTACACATTCCTAAGTCGGATGTGTTTTACGTTAGAGAAGCAATACATAATCGTACTGGTGAGTGGTACACCTTAGACCATGTAGAACGTGCCATGTATCTTGAAGGTATGTTAACCAGGTATGAAGTACTAGATCCAGACAGGGAACGTGAGTATGGATAATTTAAAACTACCTATAGCACTTGTAGCTGCAATGGGTATGCAACTAGCAGGTGGTGTGTGGTGGGTATCACAGCAAGCTGCTACTATATCTAGCTTAGAAGAATCTGTACAGCAGTTCGCTAGTAAGATGGCTGTAGAGGATAACGTTAATCTTAAGCGTGATGTCCTAGACAACATGGATTACATCGATGGTGCATTCGCTGAGATAGAAGAGCTATGGGAAGAACAAGAAAGCTTGGCTCTCACGATAAACAAGATCACTGCCCTACAGCAAAGACTAGCTTTGTTAGAGAACACTATGAAGTTTATGAATCGTGACCACATGAACATGATGGACCCTATGTAACATGGCAACAACTAAAGATGTAGAGCGACTACCCAGTGGTAAGTTAAAGTATCGTGGTGAAACTTACCCAGGGTACAACAAACCTAAGAAGACACCAGGTGCAGCTAAGAAGAGTGCTGTACTAGCTAAGAAGGATGACCAAGTAAAGGTAGTTCGTTTCGGTGATCCTAATATGAGTATCAAGAAAGATCAGCCTGGAAGACGTAAGAGCTTCAGGGCTAGACACAATTGTGATACAGCTACAGATAAGTTCACTGCAAGATATTGGAGTTGTAAGGCATGGTAGTAAATGCATCTAATAATTACACCAAACCAGGTATGCGTAAGAAGCTTGTATCAAAAGTCAAAGCAGGTAGTAAAGGTGGAAAGCCTGGACAATGGTCAGCACGTAAAGCGCAGATGGTTGCCAAGCAATATAAAGCAAAAGGTGGAGGATACAAATCGTGAGAAGATACATAAAAAGATTGTGGTGTGCGATTATCAATCGTAAGTGTCACCCAGAATGTGACTGCTGTTAACTAGATGAAAGCGCCACAGAAGTCATTAAAGAAGTGGGGTGACCAGAAATGGCGTACCAAGAGTGGTAAGCCTAGTGCTAAGACTGGGGAGCGTTATCTCCCTGATAAGGCTATTAAGTCTCTTAGCAGCAGTGAGTATGCCGCTACAACCAGAGCTAAACGAAAAGGCACGAAGGCAGGTAAGCAGCATGTACCTCAACCTAAGAAAGTCGCAGAGAAGACTAGACAATTTAGAGCCAACAAAGGGGGTGCTACTGTTAAAAGTCCTAGACAACAAGCTGCAATAGCTGTTAGTATGAAGAAGCGAGGTGTTAAACCGAAAGGGAAGTAATGTCGTTTCTTACTAGCAGCATACCGTACTTCAAAGCGTGGGTACGTAGAGAATACACGAAGAACTTAGAAGAGTACCACGGAGAGTTTTTACATTGTATGGTCATAGGTGTAACCACCATGCCAAACAGAACGTTAAGCTTTCAAGTTATGTTCACTGGATGTGAGTCAGACTTCGATGACTCAGCTAATGTACACGGTGGTGCAATGTGGGCTAGGATGCCCTTAACTGCACTTGTAGCTGATACGCCATTAGATGAATGGCCTAAAGAGTTACCACCATATATGGCACAGCCTTGGGATTGTATGTCTCATACGCATTCAGTTTACAAATTAGAGAGGGCAAGTCCTGCTCCTTGGATAGCTAAAGTAGATGGTGAGTTCTACCCTGCCAAGTATTACTTCACGGTAGACTACACAGACAACGAAGTAGCTGATGATCCTGCACAACACAAACAGTCACATGTACTGGAGTTGTTAGATGCAGGTGAGTATACAGGTAACATGGTTGCGTTGCCCAATAATAGAGTGAGAGTAACTCACCCTGCATGGTTTGAAACAGGAGAAGGTGCACCAGACTTTAAACCAAACCAACATACTTATAATTCAAAAGAAGACGTAGACTATGTATGGGATACGCAACGAGTGTTTAACAACTTATACAGTGAGGAAGAATAATGAAGATGAAGAAAAAAGGTTACGCAATGGGCGGCATGAAAAAGAAAGGCTATGCAGCAGGTGGCTTGAAGATGGTCAAAGGTAAAGATGGAAGTATGGTTCCGTTCTATGCTGCTGACGGTAAAGGTAAGATGAACAAGGGTGGTATGCCTAAGAAAAAGAAAAAGGGCATGGCTAATGGCGGTGCTATGATGAAAAAGAAGGGCTACTCAAGAGGTGGTTTCTTAGCACCTGCAGCACGTCCAATTAAAAAGAGTAAGTAATGGCAAAATTTTATGAACAATATAGAGAAGTACTAGAAGCTAACGGCTACACTGTAGAAGAAAGTGGATGTGTCCGTGACTCTATGGGAAACCAATCAGCAGCAGAAGATGCCTATGGCAATGTGCAATGCAAAGATCCTAACGTAACTGAGTTGTGCAGACAGCAAGAAGCTAAACCTGCTAAAGCAAAGAAGAAAGCTGCTCCTGTAGTACAAGATGAAGAGATGGAAGAAGTAGCGGTACGTGCTCGTAACGATAAAGGACACTACATCAAAGACGATCCTGATACACCAGAGAACGAAGCTTGGACAACTAAGATGGTCAAGAAAGTTAAGAGTACAAAAAAGTCATAACGGATATTCCGTATTGTCTCTACTAACCTGACATTATTTATGTATAACTATGTATGCCCAAAAAGGAAAATGGGTTAACATAGGAGCATAAAATGTTTAAACGATTATTTAACAGAATAATAGAAGCAAGGACAGAATCAGCTAGACGTAAGATTGCACGTTTGCAACTTTACAATATGACTGACAGAGAACTACGAGACTTAGGTATTGGTAGATGTGATATAGAAAGGGCTATACTATCAGGTAAGGCTCTTTGAAAAACACAATCAGTTCTTTAATGATACTAGGAGTACTTTTGGAGGAGGCTCGTGGATCCAGTAACAATTATCGGTGGTGCAACCGTAGCTTTCAATGCGTTGAAGAAAGGCTTTCAGGTAGGTAAAGACCTACAAGATATGTCAGGACAGTTGACTCAATGGGCAGGTTGCATGAGTGATCTGTCCTACGCTGAACAGAAAAACAAAAACCCTCCTTGGTGGAAAGCACTCAATGGTGGGTCTGTTGAAGCAGAAGCTCTAGAGATATTCACAGCTAAACGAAAAGCTGAAGCAATGAGAAAAGAGCTAAAAGACTGGATTAGTTTCAGTATGGGGCCATCTGCTTGGGATGAGCTTGTAGCTACTGAAGGTAAGATACGTAAACAAAAGAAAGAACAAGAATACCGTAAAGCTGAAATGCAAGAAGCTATTATAACTTGGGGCGTAACAGGTTTGCTTTTAACTGCAGGGTTTGGTATATTTGGATTTGTAATTTACATGGTGGCATAAATGGCTAGAAACCTAACAGAAAAACAACAGAAGTTCCTTGATGTCTTGTTTGAAGAAGCAGGGGGAGATGTTGTACAAGCTAAGAGGCTATCAGGCTATGGTGAACAGTCTAGTACTACCGCCATTGTTGAGTCGTTGAAAGATGAGATAGGTGATCGTACTCGTAGTTACTTTGCACGTACAGCGCCTAAAGCTGCAATGGCTATGGTGGGTGCGCTAAGTGACCCAACAGAGCTAGGCATACGAGATAAGATGTCTGCAGCAAAAGACTTGCTTGACAGAGCAGGACTTGGTAAGGTAGATAGAGTAGACGTATCGTCATCTAGCGGTGGCGTATTTATACTACCATCTAAAGAAGGAACAAACGAATAAGTGTAAACCGTGAATCCCTTGGATATTGGGAACTACCTAGACCTCACAAGGGTGCAGAAAGAGACTGGCACGTAATAGCTAGAGTAACTAGAACAATACCGTTTGGTTACGAAGTTGACCCAGATAATGACAAGATACTTCAGCCTATCATTACAGAGCTAGAAGCCTTAGAACTTGCAAAGAAACATCTCATGCAGTACTCTTACAGAGAAGTAGCACTGTGGCTAACAAAACAAACAGGTAGATACATATCTGACGCAGGGCTAAAGAAAAGGGTAGACATTGAGCGAAAACGTAAGAAAGCAGCTACAATTAAACGCAAGCTTGCCAAAAGGCTCCAAGAAACGCTACAAGAGATCCAGAAGCTCGAAGAAGAATGTATTGGAGCCTACACAAACAAGTCAAGCGAAGCCAGAGCCTGAAGTACAAGTTGTAGCAGCCGAAGTAAAAGCGCCTGAGTTTGACGTTGACATTGCTCAAGAGGTAGTGTTTAAACCAAACCCAGGACCACAGACAAGCTTCTTATCCGCATCTGAAAGAGAAGTCTTGTATGGTGGGGCAGCAGGTGGTGGTAAGAGTTTTGCGATGCTTGCTGACCCACTTCACGGTTTGAACGATCCAAACTTTAGTGGTCTACTTGTCCGACATACTACAGAAGAACTTAGGGAACTCATACAGAAGAGCCAAGAACTTTACCCTAAAGCTATACCTGGTATCAAGTGGAGTGAACGTAAGTCACAGTGGATTGCACCTAGAGGTGGTAGACTGTGGATGTCTTACTTAGATAAAGACATGGATGTTACACGCTACCAAGGACAAGCGTTTAACTGGATTGGCTTTGACGAACTTACACAGTGGCCTACTCCTTACGCTTGGGATTACATGAGGTCACGACTTCGTTCAGCGTTTAGCTCTCAGCTAGGTTTGTATATGCGAGGCACTACTAACCCTGGAGGTAACGGACACCAGTGGGTCAAGAAAATGTTTATTGATCCTGCCCCTGCCAATGATCCTTTCTGGGCAACGAACATTGAAACTGGTGACACTATAAGATTTCCTAAAGGGCATAGCCGTGAAGGTGAACCCTTATTTAGGCGTAGGTTTATACCTGCTAGTTTGTTTGACAATCCATACCTAGCAGACAGTGGTGACTACGAAGCAATGCTACTATCATTGCCTGAGCACCAAAGAAAGCAGTTACTAGAAGGTAACTGGGATATTAACGAAGGGGCAGCATTTCCTGAATTTAACAGAAACATACACGTTGTGGAACCTATCGACATACCTAGTGGATGGGCTAAGTTTAGAGCTTGCGACTATGGTTACGGTTCCTACACTGGAGTACTCTGGTTCGCTGTATCACCAAGTGAACAACTGGTTGTTTACAGAGAGCTATATTGTTCTAAAGTTACAGCTACTGATCTAGCGGATATGATACTAGAGGCAGAGGCTGAAGATGGTACTATAAGATACGGTGTACTAGATTCATCCCTCTGGCATAAAAGAGGTGATACTGGCCCATCACTTGCAGAGCAAATGAACATGAAGGGTTGCCGTTGGCGTCCATCAGATCGCTCTCGTGGCTCTAGGGTTGCAGGTAAGAACGAGATACACCGTAGGTTGCAGGTGGACGAGTTCACTGAAGAGCCAAGGCTTGTGTTCTTTTCCACCTGCACGAATACAATAGCGCAAATCCCTGCGATTCCGCTAGACAAGAAAAACCCTGAAGACGTAGACACACACGCTGAGGATCACTTGTATGACGCTCTACGTTATGGTATAATGACCAGACCAAGAAGTTCTATATGGGATTACAACCCTGCAACACAACGCTCTGGCTTTCAGATGTCAGACTCTACCTTTGGGTACTAAGAATGAAAACATTTGTAGTTGTAATAAGCATGTGGGGTAACACTGGAAAAGAGTGGCTATACACAGGTAATCAATATGTTATGCAAGAACTATTTACTAAAGAACAATGCGAACAGATTGTAAAAAACTCTAACTGGGAAAAATTTGAAACTAATGAGTACTATGGCTTACAATTTGATTGCTTTAATAAGGATGACCGATAATGGCTGAAATAGATGATCTAGCATTTGAGACAGATGATGTAGTAGCAGCAGAGGGGCAAGAAGATACTCTCTTTGAAAATGTAAGCAATGTAGTTACATTTGTAAATGATCGTTTCAAACGTGCAGAGGATGCTCGTAACGCTGATGAAGAACGGTGGCTAAGAGCTTACAGAAACTATCGTGGTGTGTATGGTCCAGATGTACAGTTTACTTCTACTGAAAAGTCAAAAGTTTTTGTTAAGGTTACTAAGACTAAAACACTAGCAGCATATGGACAGATTGTAGACGTACTCTTTGGTAATAACAAGTTCCCTCTTACAATCAACCCATCTGTTCTACCTGACGGTGTAGCTGATGCTGTCCACATTAATATTGATCCAAATGCTGAAAAAGCTACGGATGTACTTCGTGAATCGTTCACAAAAGAAACGACAAAGCCGTACCTCATAGGACCAGACACTGAGTTAAAGCCAGGTGAAACTATGGCTGATCTTAGGCGTAAGCTAGGGCCAGTAGAAGATAAAGTAGGTCCAGTATCTGAAAAGATAATAGAAGGTGACGGTAGTACACCTACAAGTGTAACATTCCATCCTGCTATGATAGCAGCTAAGAAGATGGAAAAGAAGATACACGATCAGTTGAACGAGTCTGGTGCATCTAAATACTTACGAAGCATGGCATTCGAGATGGCGTTGCTAGGTACAGGTGTAATGAAAGGCCCATTCGCTGTAGATAAAGAGTATCCTAACTGGAATGATGAAGGTGAGTATGATCCTCTTATTAAGACTGTGCCATCTACTAATCATGTAAGTGTGTGGAACTTCTACCCTGACCCTGTAGCTTCTTCTATGGATGATGCTGAATACGTAATTGAAAGGCACAAGATGTCTCGCAATCAGTTACGTGCATTGAAAGGTAGACCATACTTTATTGATGAAGCTATTGAGGCTGCTATAGACTTAGGACCAGACTATGTGCGTAAGCACTGGGAAATGAAGATGGAGGATGATGATACTGCTCCTTCAGATACTGAGCGTTGGCAAGTCCTAGAGTTCTGGGGCTACGTAGATACAGACATCCTACAAGAGAACGGCATTAAGATACCTGCTGATATGAAGGACTTAGATGAAGTAAGTGCTAACATATGGGTAGTAAACGGTAAAGTAGTTCGTTGTGTGCTTAACCCATTCAAACCTGCACGTATTCCTTACTATGCTGTGCCTTATGAACATAACCCATACAGCTTCTTTGGTGTAGGTATTGCTGAAAATATGGATGATACACAAACATTGATGAACGGTTTCATGAGAATGGCTGTTGACAATGCTGTATTATCTGGTAATCTACTTATTGAGATAGACGAAACTAACCTTGTACCTGGTCAGGACATGAGCGTGTATCCTGGCAAAGTCTTTCGCAGACAAGGCGGTGCACCTGGTCAAGCTATCTTTGGCACTAAGTTTCCAAACGTTGCAGGTGAAAACATGCAGCTATTTGATAAGGCAAGGGTATTAGCAGATGAATCAACTGGTTTCCCATCTTTCGCTCATGGTCAAACAGGCGTTTCGGGTGTGGGTCGTACTGCTTCTGGTATTAGTATGCTTATGTCTGCTGCCAACGGTAGTATCAGGACTGTTGTAAAGAACGTAGACGATTATCTTCTAGCACCTATAGGTAGAGCATTCTTTGCATTCAACATGCAGTTTGACTTTGATGAAGGTATACGTGGTGACTTAGAAGTAAAAGCTAATGGTACGGAAAGCCTCATGGCTAACGAAGTACGTAGCCAACGCTTGATGCAATTCTTACAGGTAGCTTCTAACCCAATGTTAGCACCTTTTGCTAAGATGGATTACATTGTACGAGAGATTGCTAAGAGCATGGACTTAGACCCTGATAAAGTTACAAACTCTATGGCAGACGCAGCAATACAAGCTGAGATAATGAAAGCTTTCCAACAACCTATGCCAACCCCTGAACAACAACAAGCTCCTCCTGAAGAAGGTGCACCACCTGCAGGTGCAGACGTACAAGACCCTACAGGCGCAGGAGGTGGAAACATAGGTACAGGAACAGCCCCAGTTCCAGGTGAACAAGGATTTAGTGGTAATGTCGCTTAAGGCTTTTGTAAACAATAAAGCAGAGTGGGATGCATTCTGTGAAGAACTAGATATATGGATTGATGAACAACAAAGACGATTAGAGCAAGGTGAAATGACTATAGACTTGCATCGTTGTCAAGGTGCGATAGGTATTCTTAGAAGACTAAAATATTTGAGGGATAAAGTTAATGGCAACAAATGAAGACAAACAGATGGTACTGGCATTCATGGCTGATGAAGTTGATGTAGACCCAGTATCAGGCAATGAAGTACCTCCAGGTTCACTACCTGAAGAAGTACGAGATGACATTCCTGCACAGCTAAGTGAAGGTGAGTATGTAGTACCTGCTGATGTTCTTCGTTTTTATGGCATGAAGTTCTTTGAAGACCTAAGAGAAAACGCTAAAATAGAGTTAGCTCGTATGGATAGAGAAGGACGTATAGGTGGTCAACCTGTACCTGCTAACGACAATGAACTTACACCTGAAGAGATGGCAGAGCTAGACTCAATCGGTGCAGCAGTAGGTGGCTTCATTACAGGTCAAGCTTCTCAGTCTACAATGTCAGATCCGTATCAACAACAGCAGATGATGTATAGACAAGGTGCACCTGTTGCTATGGGTAATGCAGGTTATGATAAAGGCGGTGTAGTTAGAGAGAATGATCCTACGCAAGCTGAGTTTGACTTTAGTAAATACATGGCAGGTTTTTCTTTTGCTATGCCTAGTGGATTCACTCCTGTATTGATGTACAAAGAAGGTGAGAATCCTAAGTATGCTACTACCCAAGAAATGTATGACACAATGTTAAGTGATGGGTGGACTACTAACCTTATACAAACTACAACAGAAACTACAGTAGGTGAAGAGCCAGAGGTTAGTGACAATAGCTCTAGTGATCCACTCTCTACTAGTGTATCTTCTGCTGCTGAGTCAATGGAAGACAAAGACTTAGATAAAACAACTAAAGGTCTAGGCTTACTAGCTAACCTATCTACTGCACTAGCAGGTACATTAGGAATACCTGTAACTGCTCTTATAAACGCTAAGGCTGTAGCTGCTTACAATGATAAACTGCAAGATCAAAGTAAACGTAAGGGAAGCATCTTCGGTGGTGAAGGTAGTTTGTATGAAGGATTAGAAGGCGGTAAAGATTTTGGTAATACGTGGTTAGGCGATTTATTAGGTTTTGACGATGAAGGCTTTGGTGTACAGGGAGACAATTTAAGAGATTCTTTTATGGGTACACGTAGAGATGGTAAAACTACACAATTAGATAAATCAACTAGCTCAACAATTAAACCTAAACCAAGACCTGTAGAAACACCTGCAGTTAAAAATATAGTTAGAGAAGGTAATAGGGATAACTCAATTATAGGTAAAGATGCAGGACCAGGAATGACTTGGGTAAAAGACCCAACAGGAAATAGTAATGCAATAGTAAGAGTAAGAAGTGACAGTGTAGCAGCTAAAGGACAAAAAGCTGCTATGGAAGGCTTTGACGAATAATAATTCCATATAACTATAAGGCTACCCAGTTTAATTACTGGCCCCAACATAAGGAGAAAACAAAATGGCTGAAGTAGAACAAGTAGAGGTGCATTCCGCATCTCATATGCGTAACCAAGCAAGAATCGACAAGGATGAAGCAGAGCTACGTGAAATACTAAAAGAAGCAGGGTATACACAGGAAGATGAAACCCAAGAAGAAACTGCTGAAGCTAAACCCGATAGCAAAGAGCCTGAAGCTAAACCAGTACAGGCAGAAGGTGATTCCAAACAAAAAGAAGAACCAAAAGCAGAAGCACAAGAAGCAGATGATGAAGATGATGACCTAAGTGCTGAAGAGAAGACTTTCAAGCAACGCTACGGTGACATCAGGCGGCACATGAAAGATAAGGAACAAGAGTGGAAACTCAGGTTCGAGAAGCTAGAGTCACAGCTAGAGTCTGCAACTAAGAATGAACTTGTACTACCTAAGTCAGAGAAAGAGATAGAAGCTTGGTCTAAGAAGTACCCTGATGTAGCAGGTATAGTAGAAGCTATAGCTGATAAGAAAGCACAAGAGCGTTCATCAGATATAGATAAGCGACTAAAAGAAGTTGAAGAGCTAAGAGTTACAGCTAAACGTGAAAAAGCTGAAGCTGAACTATCTGTAATGCACCCTGACTTCAACACTATTCGTGCTGATGATACATTCCATGAGTGGGCTAAGGAACAGCCTAAGTGGGTACAAGATGCTTTGTATGAGAATGTAGATGATGCTAAGTCTGTATCTCGTGTAATAGATTTGTACAAAGCAGACAAAGGTATAACAACTAAGAAGAAGCCTACTGAAGATAAAGGTGCAGCTTCTTCTGTAACAACAAAACGTACTACCATACCTAGCGACAATGAAGAGTCCAAGTATATTAGAGAATCTCAAGTTGCTAATATGTCTATCAAGGAATACGAAAAGCGTCAGGACGAAATAATGGATGCCCAACGCTCAGGAAAGTTTATTTATGATATGTCAAGAAAATAGTTGACAAAACAGATTTCATAAGTAAAACTATGGCATATACACCATAACTGTGTGTATGCTTTAACAAGCACTAGCCACAAAAAGACTTACCTCAAAGTATAGGCCCAGATCAGACTAGTAGGCCAATTAGTCTGTAAACTGACTACCCTAACACCAAGAGCCTCTTTATAGTGGGTATGTAGTGTAAATTTTCACGCCATATCTATAAAGGAGATTTAACTATGGCTATAGCAGTTGCCTCTGGCAAAAGCGGATTTGACGGCAATTTCAGCCCGATTATCTATTCCAAACAAGCACAGATTGCTCTAAGAAAAGCATCTGTTGCAAACGCAATCACTAACAACTCCTACTTCGGAGACATTGCAAACCAAGGTGATGTAGTTCGTATCCAGAAAGAGCCTGATGTAACAGTCAACGCTTTGGAGCGTAAAACTGCAATCTCCGTAGAAGACTTAGATGACTCTGAGTTTTCACTAACCATTGATAAAGCTAACTACTTTGCTTTTAAGATGGATGACATTGAAGATCAATTCTCATCAGTTGATTTCGTAAGCCTAGCTGCAGACAGAGCAGCATACAAAATGGCTGACGCAATGGATGCAGATTTGCTTCAGTATATGTCAGGTCACTCTGCTGCAGGTGCTATCACTACCACAGTTTCAGGTACAGCACAGCACCCAACATCTGGTGAAATAAACGGTGAATTTTTAAAGGTTAACCGTTTAGATGCGTCTGACATTGGACACATCACAACATCAGCTTCATCAGGTACAACTGGTGACTCCATTCCTCTAGCTGCACGTCTTCCAGGTGCAACAGCGTTGTCAACATCTGTGACATCTCCGTTGACTGTGATTGCACGTATGGCTCGTCAGATGGATACAGCAAATGTTGACTCACGAGGTAGATGGTTAGTTGTGGACCCTGTGTTCATGGAAATCTTAAAAGACGAAGATTCACGTCTATTAAATGCTGACTACGGTGGAGCAGGTCTACAAAACGGACTAGCTGTAAACAACTTACACGGCTTCCGACTTTATGTATCTAACAACTTACCTGCTAAAGGTACAGGTGCAGGTACATCAGGTGCGACTGCCCAAGACGATCATTACGGTGTTATCTTGGCAGGTCAGGAAGATGCGGTTGCTTCTGCAGAGCAGATCAACAAAGTTGAAAACTACCGTGATCCAGACTCATTTGCAGACATTGTACGTGGTATGCACCTATACGGTCGCAAAATCTTGCGCCCACAAGCATTGGTGTCAGCCGTTTACAACGCTGCTTAATACTAAATATACTGTTGGGCGAGCTATGTCAAGCTTGCCCTTCAGCTTATATAACAGTAGGATAACTCTATGGCTACTTATGTCACACTAGTAAATGAATTGCTAAGACGTATGAACGAGGTCACACTTGACATTGCAGGTGATGGCTTTGATTCTGTAAGAAACGTACAAGCTTTAGCTAAAGACGCAGTAAATAGTAGCATTAGACTTATTCTACAGGATGGCCAGGAGTGGCCTTTCCTCAAAACAACTTTCACACAGACTCTTACTGTAGGCACAAGACAGTATGATTTTCCTGCAGACTATTCTAGCACAGACTGGGATACATTCTATCTTAAGAAACTAAGCTCCGAAAACAACAGTCCTATGCCATTAAGTGTAATATCTTATGAGCAGTATATACAGAATGTACGTCCATCAGATGATACAGGTGATCAAGTAAATGGAGATGGACCTCCTGCACTAGTGTATCAAACATTAGGTACAGCTTTTGGTGTTAGCCCCATACCTAATGCAGCATATGAAATAGAGTATGTGTATTGGAAATTTCCTACAGACTTAACTGCATTTAATGATGTATCAATTATACCAGATAGGTTTAAGCACGTAGTTATAGACGGTGCTATGATGTTTATGATGCGTTTCCGTAGCAATGAACAAAGTGCTGCCATGCATCAGAATAACTTTGAAGACGGCATCAAGACAATGCGTAGAGTTTTAATTGATGATACTTTATTTGTACGCTCTACTGTTGTAGGTGATTCAAGGACAAGTTCATTTACTAGTGGTGTATAATGGCTGATAATCTAGCTTCCTTCAAAGTCTTCTGCCAAGGAGGTCTTAACACTAGTAGGGATGTGCTTTCTCAAGGTGAGACACAGCCAGGATCAGCTATATCTTTGATCAATTACGAACCTGCTGTTACTGGTGGCTACAGAAAGATAAGCGGCTTTGCTAATAATTATGGTTCTGTAACAGGCCAGGCTAACACACCAGTTCTAGGTGTTTGTGTAGCAGATGGTATTAATGACGGTATACTAGCTTGTAGAAAACCATCAACAGGTAATAATTATCTACACTACTGGAGCAACTCTGGTTCAGCATGGAATGCTGTAACTACTTCAGGCTCACCTACTATGACAGGTGTAACTAAGGTTAGATTCTCTAGACTTAACTTTGGTACACAAAAGGTAGTTTTAACAGATGGTATAAACCCTGCAGCTACATATGATGGTACAACTTACACGCAGATCACTCACGCTAACGCTCCAACAGATCCTAAGTACTCTGCAATATTTCAAAATCATTTATTCTTAGCAGGTGACCCTGCTCATCCAACAAAGCTATTCTTTAGTGCACCGCTAGATGAAACAGACTTTGCACCAGGTCAAGGGGCAGGTGTAATAAATGTAGGATTTCCTATAGTTGCAATTAAATCGTTTAGGAACGAACTATTTATATTTGGTAGTACAAACATTAAAAAGCTAGGTGGTACTGCCCTAGCTAACTTTGTACTACAAACTGTTACTGATGACTTAGGATGCCTAGCTACAGATAGTGTTATAGAAATTGGTGGTGACTTACTATTCTTATCTCAGGATGGTCTACGCCCTATCTCAGGTACAGCAAAGATTGGTGATGTTAATCTAGAGACAGTATCAAAAGACATTCAGTCTATTTTTACAGACATAGTTTTTGACATTGACCTTAACAGCTTGAATGCTGTAACTATAAAACAGAAGACACAGTTTAGATACTTCTTTGGTGCAGCAGATTCACAAGGTGTTATAGGTGGATTTAGACAAACACCAAATGGATTACAGTTTGAGTATGGGCAGCTACTAGGTATAACAGCTACTTGTGCTGACAGTGGTTATATAGGACAGAATGAATTTGTAATACATGGCACTCAAGATGGTAAAGTACACAGGCAAGAACAAGGAAATAGCTTTGATGGTACAGACATCTTTAGTTTATTCCAGACTCCGTTTTTTCATATGCAAGACCCAGAACAACGCAAAGTATTTTACACTGTAGCTACATACTTAAGATCCGAAGGTGATAACTCTATAGTTATGTCGGCTGTGTATGACTACGAAGACGTAGATACATTAAACCCAACTAACTTTAATTTGACAACAACAGGCGCTGCAGCATATTATAATGAAGCTATATATAATAGTACTGCAATCTTTGATGGTAATCCATCACCAGTGCAACGCACAAATATATCAGGATCAGGTAAATCCGCATCTTTAAAATTCGTAACTAATGATTCCAGTGCATCACACAGTGTCCAAGGTTTAGTGATTACATTTGGAGTAGGAGACAGGTTATAATATGGCAGGTTATACAAGACAATCAGTAGCTGACATTATCGCTAATGCGGTTATTAAAGCTGCACCAGTAAACGCAGAGTATAACGCAATACGAGATGCTTTTGCTTTATCAGGCGGTCACAGACATGATGGTAGTTCTACAGAGGGTGCGTATGTACCCCTTATTGCTGACACGGATGCCTTAAACAAAGTTGTAATAGATACTAGTAATAACCGTATAGGTTTCTTCAGTGAAGTAGGTGGGGCTGCAGTAGAACAAGTACGTATACAAGATGGTGCTATTGTTCCTGTAACTGACGATGATATAGACATTGGTACTACATTATTAAAATTTAAAGATATACACATAGATGGCGTAGGATATTTTGACTCTATATCTGTATCGGGTACTGCTGCTTTTTCAAACATAGACATTAATGGAGGTACTATTGATGGTGCAAGTATTGGTGCTTCTAGTGCTGATGCAGGTAGCTTTACAACTGTATCGTCATCTGGACAAGCCACACTTGCAAGTGTTGATATTAATGGCGGTGCAGTGGATGGTACTATTATTGGTGCAACAACTCCATCATCTGTAGCCGCTACAACAGTCACAGCCTCATCAGGTTTTACAGGAGCATTGCAAGGGCAAGTTACAGGAAATGTGACAGGTAATGTTAGTGGTGATTTAACAGGAGATGTGACAGGTAACGTAACTGCAGGTTCTGGCTTATCTACATTTAATAATGTAACAGTCAACGGAACACTGGACGTTACAGGTACAACTATTGCTAACGTTACTGATCCCAGTTCTGCACAGGATGCTGCGACTAAAAATTATGTTGATACACAGGTATCAGGACTTGTAGACTCAGCACCTGGAGCATTAAACACACTCAACGAACTAGCTGCAGCTATTAACGATGATGCAAGTTTTAGTACAACTATTACAAATAGTATAGCTACTAAGCTACCCCTTGCAGGTGGTACAATGTCGGGTGCTATAGCTATGGGTACTGCTAAGATTACAGGCTTAGGTGATCCAACAGCTAACCAAGATGCAGCAACTAAAAAGTATACAACCGATACATTCTTACCGTTAGCAGGTGGCACATTAACAGGTGCTATAGACATGGGTAGTCAAAAGATTACGACTACTTATACACCTACTAATAATCCTGACATCACAACCAAAGCTTATGTTGATGGCTTGTTTGGTAGCAGCCAAAACGCCTCTACTTCAGCTACCAATGCACAAGCTTCTGCAACTGCTGCTGCAACTAGCGAAACAAATGCAGGTAACTCAGCTACGGCTGCTGCATCAAGTGCTACATCTGCAGCTTCAAGTGCAACATCTGCTGCTGCTTCTTTTGATGATTTTGATGATAGATACCTTGGACCTAAGTCTTCAGCTCCCACAGTTGACAATGACGGTGACGCCTTAGTTGCAGGTGCTCTCTATTTTAATACAGCAGTAAATATTCTTTATGTATACTCTACTGGTGGTGCATGGCAAGCTGCAGGTTCTTCAGTAAATGGAACATCTGGTAGAGAAGACTATGTTGTTGGAACTTCATCAGGGTCTTACAGTGGGTCAACTACAACCTTTCCTGCTACATATGATCCAGGCTTTGTAGATGTCTATATGAACGGTATAAAATTAGCACCTACAGACTTTACATCTACAAGTGGAACAACTATAGTTTTAGGAACGGCTGCATCTACTAACGATGTCATTTCTATTGTAGGGTACGGTACATTTTCGTTAGGAAATATGTATACGCAAGCACAGTCTGATGCAAGGTACGCCCAACTAAGTGGTGCTACATTTACAGGAGATGTAGATTTTGGTAGTAACAAAATTACTTACTCTAATGTCTACTCAAATGAAAATGATTTACCAAGTGCTAGTACGTATCACGGAATGTTTGCACACGTACACGGTACAGGGAAAGCATATTTTGCACATGCAGGTAATTGGATAAAATTAGTTAGCCCAGAGACTTCTGGTGATTATGACTTTGGCAGTAATAAAATTACTTACTCTAATGTTTATTCAAATGAATCAGACCTCCCATCAGCAAGCACGTACCACGGCATGTTTGCACACGTACATGGTACTGGCAAGGGGTACTACGCACACGGTGGAAACTGGATAAAGCTTGTAAATGAAAATAGCTCTGGTGGTGTAGTACTTGGAAGTAATTGGACAGTAACTGAAAGTGGTGGGTCATTGTACTTTGCTACTGGAGGTGTTAATAAAATGAAACTTGATGCTAATGGCAACTTAGATGTTGTTGGCGCAGTCAACTCAAACGCAACAATAAGCTAATAGGGGATTCCGAAGATGGCTTTAAAAGTAGGCGGCACAGAAGTTGTAGATAACAACCGACAGCTAAAAAACATTGCAACCATAGACAGTGGTACAGTCACCGCATTTAACAGTGCGCTTAATACTGACCCAACCAAAGGCACACTTACAAAGACGTTTGCCCAAAACGAAACGGCTGAGATAACACTTAGCTCTAATGTAACTGTAGGGCCAGTAGTATCTGCAACGAAGGAAGTACCACAAACAGGCATTAGCACTAAGGGTAACTGGGATGTAAATAGTACAGCATCGAACTACGACTTCCACAATACGGCTGCGAATGTGACGCTTACGCCTAGTACTATTGGTTATGATTTAAGTGCTTTTTCGTATGATAGTAAAAGCTTTAATACTAATGTTAATATACAAGGAATTGACATTAGTAGCGATGGCACAAGAATATATTACGCTCAAAGCAGTGGTCAAATAAAACAAAGAACATTATCAACATCATTGGATATTTCTACAGCAGGTTCGGAAACATATTATGACCAATCGGCTCAAGACAATGAACCAAAAGATATAACATTTAAACCTGATGGTACTAAAATGTATGTAACAGGTAACCAATATAATCAGGTAGCCCAATATAGTTTAAGTACTGCTTGGGATATTACGACTGCAAGTTATGATATTAAATTTAAACAAGTACAAAGCCAAACGACTTCCCCTAGAAGCACTCAGTTTAAATCTGATGGTACTAAAATGTATGTTTTGGATGCTACTCACATAATTGAATATAGTTTATCAACTGCTTGGGATGTTTCAACGGCATCTTATACAAACACTATTTTTCAAGTAAGCGGTCAAGACAGCGGCCCTAACGGCTTGGCCTTGAAGCCAGATGGCACAAAGATTTATGTTAGTGGTATAACTAACGATAAAGTTTATCAATATAATTTTGGAACTGCTTGGGATTTATCAACTCTTTCATACAGTAGCAGTACAGCTTCTTTTAGTTCAACAAGTGGACAACCAAGAGGTTTAGCTTTTAGTGCAAATGGTGGAAAAATGTATATTGGAGATTTTTCATCAGCTTATATATATCAGTTTACCACAGGAACAGAGGGTCTAGTTCTAGGCTCTGGCTCATTCGCAAGTACAGATGTCGGCAAACGCATCACAGGAAATGGCGGTGATGTAGTCCTAACGTCTACTGGCGGTGCATTTAGCACAACAGGCGGCTCTGCATTTACGGATAGCAGTACGATAGCGGCAGGGTCTTGGTCTATGTTTGGTTTGAAAAGCGCAGGTGATGCTGATGGTATTACTATATCTTCTGGCGCTGGAAGTGGTTCTGTAGATATAGATCAGGCAATAGAGGGTAGTAATACTTACCTTTATAGTGGAACAACAACTTCTGGTATTGATGTAACATTTAAACCTGATGGTACAAAAATGTATCTTGCAGATTTTAATGGTAATTCAGTTCGAGAATTTAATTTATCTACTGCATGGGATTTAACAACAGCTAGTTATGTACAAAACTATGCATGGTCTAGTGCAACTTATGGTACTCAAACTACTTCTATGGCATTTAAGTCTGATGGAACAAGTTTTTATATTGTTAATTGGGGTTATGATTATTTACTGCAATTTAACCTTTCTACTGCTTGGGATGTTTCTACAGCAAGTTTTTATAATGCAAAAGACGTTTCTCAAAGCAGTTGGGGTTCTGTAAATAATCCAATAGGTTTACAGTTTAGTCCTGACGGTACTAAACTTTATATGAACTCAAATGCTGGTGATAAAACAGTCCAAATTAATTTAACTTCTGCATGGACTATAAATGGTGGGCAAACCGTTGCTCACACACATTCTCTTAGTTCCCAAATCTCAGGCTCTAATACAACAGCATTTGGTATTAATTCTACTGGTACAAAAGTATATATTGGATCAACCGCTAGTTATAATCCAATATTCCAATACACTTTAAGCACACCTTATGATTTAAGCACTATTTCTTATGACAATAAAAGTTTTCAAACAAGCTATGCTAGTGGTGGTTATGTTGGTGCTCTGTATGGAATATATATAAAACCTGATGACAGTAAATTTTATGCGACAGCATATAATGATTCTAAAGTACATGAGTGGAGTATTGCAACTTTTACCCAACCCACAGGTCAATATCATGTTGGCGTAACGAACACTTCTGGGCGCATAGACAGTTCAGCATTCACAGACATCAACGGAATGACAGCCGCACAAAGCGCAGGGACAGGCACAGTTAACTACGCAGTCAGTACTGATGGCAGAACTACTTGGTCTGTAGCAAAAGCTACTGATGGTGTCAGGCCGATTGTGCGGAATAACAGCGGTACATGGCAGTATAATAATAACGCAGGGGTAGCATCTACTTACCAAGTAGCAAACCCTACTTATGTTCAAGTTAAATTTATAGGTACTGCTGCTATTCATGGGTTATTTATGAAGCCAGATGGTACTAAATTATATTACCAACAATATACTGGTGGTTTAAGTGAGTGGGATTTATCTACACCTTACGACGTATCTACGGCTACTTACAATAATGTTACTAACACCTCTGCATTTAGTGGTCTAAGTAATGCTGGAACTGGTAACTATTTCGATCCAACTGGAACCTATTACTACATAACGAATATAGCTAATAATCAAGTTTCTCGTTGGACGCTGAGTACACCTTGGGATATTTCTACTTTAGGCTCTCGTCAAAATCAGTCCATCAGTGTTTCTGGTAATTTACTAGGTATTGATTTAAAAACTGATGGTACAAAAATGTTTTTATGTACGGAGAACTCAGTAGTTGCTTATAATTTAAGTACTGCTTGGGATAACACGTCAGTCACTTCTAGCACACCAAATGTTACTTACAGTTTAGCAAGTTTTAGTGGGGCAGCGGCAGAAGCAATAAGATTTAAATCAGACGGTACAGAATTTTATATCTTAGACAAAAACAATAGCACAAGAATTTACATTTATTCATTGTCTACTGCTTGGGATATTAGCACTGCTTCATATAGTTCGTATTACCAAATAACTGAAAGTATAACTACTGGGAGAGCTTTGGCGTTATCAAGTGATGGAAACAAAATGTATATTGTTGACGAAGCAAGTAGCGCAAGAACTTACGAGTACACTATTGGTTCATCAGCATACGCCACTACAGCTACATGGGCTAACGGCACAGTCAATGATGAACTCTACACCCTACAACAAGCATTAGGCGCACAGTCTCATAACCGCATGGACAAAACCCAACTAGACGCTGTTGCCGATGCCAACCATTTCGCCACTGGCACAAGCCTAGACCTGATGATTGCACTTAGGATGGATGCGGCTGCGTCTACACTGCCAACGAGTGATGGCGTTACGTTAAATTACGATGCGGCTGCGTTGAACGAGGGTGCGGTATTGGGTACGGATTATGACTTCTTCCACCCTGCTGCCAATAAGGTGCAGATTAAATCGTTGGCTGCACAGAACCTCAAAGTAAGAGTTGTATAGGAGATATAAATGTCTAGAGCAAGAGATTTAGCAAGTTTAATGTCGCAGGGAAACCTGCTGCAAGATGGTGTTATAAGCACTACTGAAGTAGATGGCGTTACTGCTACATCTGCAGAGTTAAATAAGTTAGATGGTGTAACTGCAAACACAACAGAGCTAAACAAATTAGCAGGTGTTACCGCAAGTACAGCAGAAATAAATAAACTTACAGGTGTTACTGCTAGTACTACAGAGATAAATAAACTTACAGGTTTATCTGCTTCTACTGTAGAAATAAATAGAATAGCAGGTGTAACCTCAGATATTCAAACTCAGATTAACA